ATTTAAGTGTTAACAAGAAAATTAAAGAGAAAGTGCTAGAACTATAACTATAATTAAGAAATAGAGGATATGTAGCTTTGTAGAGTCGTTTAGCTTCATTATAAGGGCATTAAAAGATTTATAGGTAGTGTACCATTGTTTAGTATAACGGCGCACCCTATGGCTTGTTTTTTAAAGTTTTTAGCGTAAGCAGCAGCATAAGTTGTAGAATCAACACCGCAACCTACTTGCATAGCAAATACTCTATATCTTTTGCCGACATACCATAAACAATAAGCTTCTGTATGGGTATGGCCACAAACGCTTGACATTAGATTGTTTTTAGCTTTGCTTTTGGCTTGTCCGCCTTCTCCGTGTTCGTAAAGAACATCATCATATACTATTGATTCTACCCAATTCCAATTAGGAGTTCCTAAAACTTCGTTGTAAGTTTTTATCCAAGCTTTAGGTATTCCACCTGTCATAGCTTTACGACTAGCCATTCTATCGTGGTTTCCGATACATACATCAGCTTCAGGAAAAGCTTTGTACCATTTAGCTACTTTTTCTATTGTCTTTTCTAATTCATAACCTGCTGACATTCCATCAGGATCAGGTTCGTGATAACTAAAAGCGTGGTTATCTAATATATCTCCTATAAAGATAACGTGGTTACAATTGTAAGTTTCGTACTGCTCTAAACAAAATTCTAAATAACCATCTAGGCAAAAGGGTTCGTGCAAGTCGCCAACAACTAGGACATTCCTAGTGTCAGCTTCTCGCATCTTTTGTAAAGCTATTACTTCGTGTGGTTTTAATCTAAACCTATTATATGAATCAGGTTTTTTATTTTTTAGATTTTCCAAAGTCTGCTAAAGATTGTCCACCGAGAACGGCAATTAAACTCCACCAAATTTTAGATACTGATTCTTCATCAACTCCAAGTGCTGATGCTATCATAGGCACTACTATTGAGCTGATTCCCAGCCAAACTTTTTTAGAAGTTAAAAGCTGTGTAATAATGTAATTTTTCATAGTTATTTATTTTTGATTATTAAATTAATATCATAACCTTCACCCAAATTTATAATTTCTTTGATAAGTAAATCCATAGCTAAAGTTGAATTATGAACAATGTCTTGTTGAGTTCCTTGTCCTACTAGAATACACCCCCTTGTATCTTTAGCTGTATTACCTCTATGAAATAAAATATGTGATCGGTTTGGTACATCTTTAACTATTAGATGTATGTAGTTCCTTGTAGCACTTTCTCTAGGTAGTCTTAAACGTACTTTATATTCCCCTGCGGGAATGCAAGAAATACTACGTTGGTTATCTCTATATGGAAGTTCTAGGGTATCACAAAACCTTTCTCCATTTAAGAATAATTCGCCAATAGTAGATTCTTCAGTAAAAGTATCTCTTATTAATAAAAGATTTATTTTTCCCAAATTAGATGAAATAAGTTTTGTAGATTTTACACCCTTTAACCTCTTGAACCAACTCTTTACGAACTTTAAGAGCTTCTTCATTTTTATTATATTTAGGGTTCTTGCTGTTTAGTTTTCTTTTTTTCATATTCAGCTTTTATTAGCACAATTTTTATCGCACCATTTAAAACAATATTGCTGTCCTGTTAGTCTGTATAATATGTTACAAATTATTCTTTTCATTTTTTAAATTTTATGAATTTATAAATAGTAAAACTTATAGCAAGTATAAGCGAAACAAGTGTTAAAATTTCGTTGCAGTCAGTTATACTAAAACCGATTGCTGAACCATTAGCTATTCCTACTTGTAGCGTGTCTTTGAGGTCGTTCATTTGTTTTTGTTTTTGGCTTACTTTCCAAGTAGGATTTTAGCTTAGTTATGTTAGTTTTTTTTGGTTTATAGTATTTCTTCATTATGTTAAATCAGGAGTTAAAAAATCTCTTAGTGTTAATTTAGTTCCTTGTCTTGGTTTTTCAAGATTCATTCCTGCATAGTAGTTTTCACTTGAAGGCGATACATCTGCACCACTATTCGTTGAAAATTCAGGGAAGCTACTTGTGTTATTTCTTACATATTCTATCATTCTCTCTCTATAATAACTAGCGGTATTCATAACTTCTTCTCTTAGGTGTTGTGCTTCTTCCGTAGTTAAAGCGTTTCCTGTTTCTGAGGTTTTAGAGTAAATATTACCATTTTCTACTTTAAAACGTAGATAAGGTATAGCGTGATATAAAGCATATCCAGGAAGCATATCTCCAATATATTCGTCTACTAAAGTCTTATAAGCTTCATTACCTACATTCCCAATAGTACCTGCTGTTATTAAGTCTTTAAGTTTTTGCGTTAAGTCAGTTCCTAAAGCTGTTTCAACATAAAGCTTTTGTGCTTCTTTTACAAAAGGAAGTAGTAAATTAGTATCAACATTAAGATTAATTGCTGTTGAATCTTTTAATTTTTGTTCTGATATAAATAAAACGTATGCCATATTATCTTGGTTCTAAAAATCCATTATTTTTCATTCTTTTTGGTGGTCTAGCTACTAGATTATCATTTTTTTCAGCAGTAAACCCTTCACTTCTTGCTTTTGTATAAGATATTAATTGACTAGAGTTTATCTTACTTTTAGCACCTCTTAATGATGTTTTGTAGATTTGTCTTAGCCAAAAGTGATGGCAATTACCGCCACCTTTATAGAGTGCGGTTTTTTTAGACTTACAACAATCTTCGTGTTGATCGGCTAACCATATTGAGTAAGTTGCTGCACCTCTAGGACCCCAACCAGGATTAACTGCAATATTGTTAAGTCGTACAATATCTTCTTTTCTATATATTTTTTTTGACGCCATCATTAGTCTGCAAAACTCTCTAGTTTCTCCTTCTTGTTTTAAGAAGTTATCTTTAGTGTAAACATATCTAACTTTATAAAAATCATTATCTGATTTATTAGTACCATCTTGACTACTTCTAGCGTTTGGTCTAGCTGTACCTGTACTAGCTAATTCTAGCTTTTCGTTAGCTGCTTGATTTAAAACTTCTTCAAAATTAAAATCTTGGTGTTCTCCATCCACTACTTCTTCTTCTATCAATTCCCATTCTTCAGGCATATCTTCTCCGCATTCATCAATAAACTTTTGCAATTCTGTTTTTTCTGCTTTCATTTCAGTTGCTTCTTCGTGTTTATCACAAGCCATATAAACTGTTTCTCCTTCTAATTCGTGTTCGTGGTAACCTTTACAACCTTTTATAATAGCGTGTTCTTCTGCTTCTTCTATTGTACTAAAAACAGGTTCACCATCTATCATACCAACTTTAGAAAGTTTTACATCTTGCTCTACTGTATTTTCATCATCATCAAGCGGTGCTAATCCAATCGCCTCTCTTATTTCGTCTTGAGTTGTAACTTCTCTTATAGTCTTAGAATCAAATTGAACTGTAATCGGTTTTAATTGTACAAACTCAACAGGCAAATCCATATTATTTACCGAAAATATAGTTTGTAAAGTGTCTAGAATATTTAATTGGAATGGCCTAACAACTGTATTTAAGTAAAAGTTAGAAGCGTTTATAAGCTCGTCTGTATTACTTGAGAAGCCATTAGTACTATCAATACCCATAAGTGTCTTAGACGTTACTCTATGACCTGTGAGAATGTTTTGCACTAAAAGTTCTTGGAGTGCCAAATATTGCTTGTCTGCATCAGATACACTTATTGGGGTTATTTCAGGAGTTCTTGTTTTATCATCTGAAAAAGTCAATACAAACTTTCCTGAGTTTTTAGCACCTGTAAATTTATCTGCTAAACTTTGTTCTATTTGTCTACGTTCTTCAGCAGTTGGAACACCGTTTGCGAAGGAAATGAAGTACGATCCACTAAATCCATTCTCTATATTATTGAGATGAAATTCAGCAACTCTTTGGTCAACTAATGCCCAATTACACGCTGCTAAATAATCAGGAGTATGGTAAATATCCATATTAGGAGAATAAGCCCCTGTGTAAATTAATTGACTAGCAGCAGTTCTATCTTTAGTATTAAAAGCTGCTATTGGGTAAGGTTTGTGTGTTCTAGTATTACTCCAATCTGCACTAATATAATAAGTATCTACTTGTCCTAATTCGTTTGGCCTACCTGCTCTAACTCTTTCAACAGGAACGTGAAAAATATCAACTATTTCTGTTCTTGCCCTATTAAAAATAACGTGTATAGCGTAAGCACCCTGAAGCTTAAAATCAAAAGCTACTTTTTTTATTACTTGGTGTAAGGTTTCTTTTCCGTTTGCGTGTCGCATAAACTTCTTGAGCTTTACATAAGCTTCTAAATTTACATCTTCATCAACTGCTATTAAATCTTCTCCTGCTATCATTTCAGCAGTACCATTTATTATCGCAGCGTGTGTTGAAGAATTGTAATATAAGTCAATTAAGAATTGAGGGTATAAGTTTTTCCAATCATCAGTACCATATTCTATGTAATCACGACCTCTTACTTCTTTTATAATAGGTGCTGTTGCTGTTTCTAAATTTACTGAAATTATATTATCTTTCATATTATTTTTTAATAAGGGGGTTCAGGTATTGTGTGAAATACTGTTAAAAGTTCTTCTAGCCATTCTGATTCACTTAAAGAAGTCCATATAAAATCCTGCCCTGTGTCCATTACTTGATCCGTATGAACTAATCCATAAGCAAATGTTTCTGTGTCCATATATGCTATAAAGTAGGTTGGATCTGTTGGGTATTTTATTTCGTGTTTCATTTATTTTATATTTGTCCTCCGTCTGTTATTGTCCAATTATTAGGTGCTGAAGTTAATACCGCCCTACCTGCTGCGGCTGCTGATGAATATTTTGCAGTTCCAAAAGAAATAGATTCGTTAGATGATAAACTTTGTGTACTCCAACCATTATAAATAGCATCAAGATTATCTGAGGAAAAAGTTAAATTTGTTGCATTTAACATAAAATTTCTAAAGTCCACACAATTACTAACGTCCCAAGAACCTAAATTTTGGTCAAATGATGTCGCCCCTTGAAATGTTTTATTTAAAGTTGTAGTATTTGAAACGTCCCAAGAACCTATATCTTGGTTAAATACTGTGCAGTTAAAAAAAGTACTACCAAAGTGATTTACATTAGAAACGTCCCAACCTGATATATCACCATTAAAAAGGTGGCAATTTCTAAACATATTTAATAAAGAATTACTTACTACTGTTATATTGTCAGTAGCAGTACAAGTCATATTATTACAACCATAAAAAGCAGCATTTAAATCACCAACAAAAACACCCCAATTAGAAATATTATTTAATTTAAGTTTATCTCCACTATTAGAAAAAGCAAACCTAGTTAAAGAACCTGATATTTTAATAGTATAAACTGCTGCCGTGCTATAAGTATGAGTAATAGTTCCTGTCAACCCTGTATCTGTACTACCATCTCCCCAATCAACATCATAGCTTCCGCTAGTTCCATCAATTGGTATAGCAAATTTTTTAGTTCCTGTGCTACCTGCTATTGTAGTATCTACTGTAAATATAAAATCAGTTTCACCACTAGCAACTCTATTGCTTGAATTTAAACTTAGTCCTAATTTAAGTGCTAACATATTTTATGTAGTTACTCCTTCGTAATAACCTATACCAATCCCACTCGTAAGAGTAATTGCAGTAATATTCATAAATAGAGTAGTTCCTGCAGGAAGTGTTGTTTGTAAAGCACTTTCACCTGTTGCATCTGCTACTGTTATTGCTGATACTACACTTTCAACAGGAAAATAAACACAATACCAATCTTTGCTAGTTTGTGCTGCTGTTGTAAATATTTCCGTGCTTCCGTTTTTTCCTAATTGCTCAGTTAAGAGCTGTTGTACATTTTCTATTGCCATTTTTTATTTTTTATTGTCCGTAATATATATAATTTGTTCCACTTGGCTCTTGCCTTTGTGTGTATTGTACTTGTGCTGTTCCTGCTTTGTCTGCTACATACATCTTCCCTTTAGTTACCAAACCCTGAACAACTCCTTTATCATCAGCAGCAGGGGTTAATACATCTATTTCCGTTCTAGGTGCATACCCAGTAGTAACTGTAACTGTACCTATCCAACTAACCTCATAAACTTCATACTTCCAATATCCTGAGGGTAAAAAATTTATTCTACCAGTATACATATTAGGAGCAGCATTATAAACAAGCTCAAATTTTGTAGACCTATTTTCTATTGTTTCCGTACGAGCATAAGCATATTGTACTGACTTATCCATATCATTAGTAAACTTTAACAAGTGTCTAATCTTGCTTGAAGCTACTGAAGTATTAATCCTATTATCTTCTGTTTGTAAGTAGGCAGTTAAGTTAGTTTCAGTTATTGCTTGTATCATATACTATATAATAG